TTTTATTTTTATTAGTAAGCCCTATATTGTACCATCTGTTTAAAAAGGGATATGAAAAAAGATGTGGTCGAAAAGATGTATGAATGGATTGTGTAAAACTTGTCCTGAATATCTAACTTGTGATGGTACTACTAAGTATCATGCAAAAATAATAATTGATTATAAGTTGGATAATTGGAATAACACAGTATACAGTTGTAGAAACAATAGATATGGTGCAAATCATAAAAAGCAAAAGGAAATGGCTATAGTAAGTCATTTTTTAATTGGTGTAAAACCTATAAAAAGGTATCCAATTAGATTAGACTGTGTGTGGCATGTATCTAACATGGGAAGTGATTTAGATAACAAGTCATTAAAGAGTGTATTAGATCAGATGCAACAAAGTGGAATCTTAGAAAATGATAATTGCAAACATATACAAGAAATCAATCATAAAGTTATAAAAGATAAAAAAGATTATCTTGAAATATATATAGAAGAAATATAAAAAGGTGGTCGTATGAAGGTAATCAAAAGAGATTTAGGTCAAAACTACAAATCAATTAAATTATTAGCATTAAGTGATTTTCATATAGGAGATAAGCTATGTGATCTTAAAAAGATAAAAGAACTTTTAAATGAAATAAAAGAAAGCGAAGATATCTTTGTAATATTAAATGGAGACTTAATCAATAATAGTACAGCTTCAAGTGTAGGAGATACCTATGAAGAAGAAATAACACCAAATCAACAAATGAATGAATTATGTACACTGCTTGAACCTATCAAAGAAAAAATCTTATGTATAGCAAGTGGTAATCATGAAGCAAGAACTAAAAAGGAAGTTGGCATAGATTTAATAGAACAAGTAGCATATCGTTTAGGAATAGAAGATAGATATGCAAATGGATGGTGGTATTTATATCTAACACTAGGATTAAATGAAAAGAAAAAAGATAGACCTATTATGTATACGATTACAGGAACTCATGGCTATGGTGGTGGAAGAAAAAATGGTGGGAAAATAAACAACCTAGTAGAAATGAGTGATAAGGTGGTAGCTGATTTATATATAATGGGACATACTCATACACCAATAGTAACAAGAAATTCAATTTTTGTTCCAGATTATCAGCATAAGACATTAATTCAAAAAGATAAATACTATTTAATGACTAATGCTTTCTTAAAATATGGTGGTTATGGTGAAAGATATGGATTTACACCTAGTACTACTGATATTCAAGAAGCTATATTAGATGGTACTAAAAAGAAAATTAAAATAATTGTATGAGAAACAAAACTCTAAATAGGATGTGATAAATATGGCAAAAGGAGATATTAATGAAATCTATAACACGAAAGTAGCACGAGAGCAAAGAGTAGCTAATGCTAGAAAAGCAGGTAAAGTGTCAGCAAGGGTTAAAAAGGAAAGAAAAACCTTTAAAGAAGAACTTTTGATGTTATTAGAAGAAAAGGATACTCAAAAGAATATATCAGTAGCATTAGTTTTAAAAGCATTAGATGGAGATATAAAAGCATTTGAAGTATTAAGAGATACAATAGGAGAAAAACCAACAGATAAAATTGATATGAATGCTAATTTGTCATATGAAGAAACATTAAAAAAAGTAGCTGATACTGATGAATATTAATACTAAGAAGTACATAGAAGAATATGTAAAAATAAGAGATAAGTCAGGAAAAATAGTTGATTTTAAATTAAATGAACCACAACAAAAGCTATACGATATTATTAAAAAGCTAAAACAAGAAAAAAAGCCAGTAAGAGTAATAATATTAAAAGCAAGACAAATGGGATTTAGTACATTAACTGAATCAATACTATTTAAAGAAACTACAACGAAATTTAATGTTAATACTGGTATAGTAGCTCATAAAGAAGAAGCAACAACAAACTTATTTAATATGAGTAAAAGAATATATGACAACTTACCAGAAGAAATGAAACCTAAAAAGAAAGCAAGTAATGCTAAAGAGTTAATATTTGATAACGATGAAGGTACAGGGCTAAAAAGTAAAATCAAATGTATGACAGCTGGTGCTGATGGTGTAGGTCGTTCTGATACATTTAATAACTTACATATATCAGAGTTAGCATTTTGGGGTAAAGCAAAAGATACAATGCTAGGATTAATGCAAGCAGTACCTAATTTACCAAATACAATGGTAATAATAGAATCCACAGCAAATGGTTATGAATATTTTAAAGAAATATGGGATAAAGCAACAAAAGGTGAAAATGACTTTATTCCACTATTTGTAGGATGGCATGAATTAAAAGAATATCAAATGCCATATACTGGATTTGAATTAACAGAAGAAGAAAAACAATTACAAGAAACATATAATCTGAGTTTAGAACAATTAACTTGGAGAAGATGGTGTATTGCTAATAACTGTGGTGGAGATATTCAACAATTTAAGCAAGAATATCCAATGAATCCACATGAAGCATTTATAGTATCAGGTACATCAGTATTTGATAAGGAAAAAATAGTATTAAGATTGGAAACGATACCTAAGCCGTTAAAGACTGGGTATTTTTCATATATATACAATGATGAAAAGCCAATAGGACAAAAGATAAGTAATATAAGATGGATAAATGATCCAAATGGTTATATCAAGATTTACCAAGTCCCAGATAGTCCAGTACAAACAAAGTATTGTATAGGTGGAGATACAGCAGGAGATGGCAGTGATTTCTATACAGGACATGTATTGGATGCAAGAACAGGAACACAAGTTGCTACATTAAAGCAACAATTTGATGCAGATTTATATACAAAGCAAATGTATTGCTTAGGTAAGTACTATAAAGATGCATTAATTGGTATAGAAGCTAACTTTGATTCGTTTCCAATAATGGAATTACAAAGATTAGGATATAAAAATCAGTATGTAAGAGAAAAAATGGATGAATATACTGGAAAGAACGAAAAGAGGTATGGATTTAGAACAACAAGCTTAACTAGACCAACAATATTGTCTAATCTAATAGAAATAGTAAGAGAACATACCAATTTACTTAATGATAAAGATACATTAGAAGAACTATTAACCATCATAAAGAATGAAAAAGGAAGAATAGAAGCTCCAGAAGGAGGACATGATGACCAAATGATGGGATTAGCAATAGCTTACTACATAAGAAATCAAGTGATTTTCAACGAAGAACCAATAGTAAGCGAATATAGATTCAATTTCAATGTAGGAAAACCAAGACAGGATGAAATAGGAGAGGAGATAGTAGTAGTATGAAAAAAGCAGTGTTAAGAAAATTAATAGAGATGAGCGAAAAAGTAATAGGAAAAGAAGAAACTAATAAGATAATAGATGAAGCTGTTAAAGAAACAGTAGAAGAAATAAAGCCTAAAAAGAAAGATACTAAAGATAAAAAGGTAGGTAAATAATGATAACGATATTAACATGCACCATATTTGGTGTTTTTATGTGCATTAGTTTCGTTCTAGGAGCAAAAATAGGGCAAATAGTACAAAGAGATAAGCCAATAGTAATTCCTAGCTTAAATCCAGTAAAAATGGTAAAAGAACACATAGAAAATAAGAAAGAAAAAGAAGAAATAGAAAAACTTAATACGATACTAGATAACATAGATAACTATGATGGAACAGGGAATAATCAAAAGGAGGTTTAGTAGATGGACATAAAAGAGATAGAAACAACTAATTTATGGAACTTATACGATAAAGGTGTTAACTATAACAGAATGATGAATATGTACACTGATACAGATCGTAACTATAGATTCTACAATGGCAATCAATGGGATGGATTGAAATCAGGAACAATAGAACCAGTATCATTTAATGTTATAAAACCAATAGTAAAACATCAAGTAGGAACTATTAATCAAAATATATGGGCTATCAATTATTCAAGTGATAATTTCGATAATGAAGAAATGGCAAAACTTGGCGATGAAATATGTAGTCTACTTAATAAAAGAGCATCAAGAGTATTTGAAAAAGATAATATGGATTATAAGTTAAGAAAAGTATCAAAGCAATCTGCAATCAATGATGAGGGTATTTTATATGTAGATTATGATGAAGAAACAAATGATCCAGTAGTAGAAGTACTAAATAAAGTTGATTTATGTTATGGAAATGAAAATTCAAGTGATATTCAAAGCCAACCATATATCATCATTAAGACACGTAGACCAGTAAGTTATATTCAAGACTTAGCCAGAAAAAATGGTGTAAGTGAAGAAAAACTAAATGATATTAAAGGAGATTCTGATTATTTTGAAGAATCTGGAGAACATGCAAAATATGAAGTTGATGAGATGTGTACATTGCTTACTAAAATGTATAAAGAAAATGGAACAGTACACTTTGAAAAATCTACTAAGTATGTAAATATCCAAGAACCAACTGATACAGGATTAAGTTTATATCCACTTGCTCATATGGTATGGGAAGAAGTAGAAGGATATTCAAGAGGTATAGGAATAGTTAAGTATTTAATACCTAATCAAATAGAAATTAATAAAACATTAATGCGTAGAGTATTAACAGTAAAGAATACAGCTTATCCACAAAAAGCAGTATTAATTGATAAATTACAAAATCCTAATGCTGTAAATGAAACAGGAGCAACATTAAAGTTTACTGGTATGGAAATAGATGATGTTAGAAAAGCATTTAACTATACAGTACCAGCACAAATGAGTGGTGATGCAAATAACTTACAACAAGAGTTAATACAAACTACAAGAGACTTAAATAACTCTAGTGAGCTTGCAACAGGAAATGTTAATCCAGAAGATGCAAGTGGTAGAGCAATACTAGCAGTACAACAAGCTTCTAATATGCCTTTAGGAGAACAAACATTAGCCCTTAAGACAATGATAGAAGATGTAGCTAGAATATTCCTAGATATGTGGAAAGTATATGCACAAGATGGATTAAAAGTGATAGATGATGATGATCCACAACAAGTTGAGATAAAAAGAATCACAATGGAGATGTTAGAACAATTACAAGCTACAGTAAGAGTAGATGTAACACCTAAATCACCATATGATAAGTTTGCAGTAGAACAAAGTATTGAAAACTTATTTATGAATGAAAAAATAAGCTTCGAAGAATATGTTGAACTACTTCCAGAAGATAGTGTAATGCCTAAACAAAAACTAGAAATAATAATCAAAGAAAGACAAGAAGCTCAACAACAAATAGCTGATATGCAATCTGCAGCAGAAGCTATGATGAATAGAACAAACGAAATAGTGCAAGGACAACAAGATATAGCAAATATTGAAGCACAGGGTAATCAAATGTTAGAAACTACAGCAATGTAGTTTTTATATTGCTCCAAACATTGTACGAGGGTAAAAGAATATGGAATATATAGTGGACACACTTTAAATGGAGGAAAAAATGGAAAAAGATGAAATGTTAGAACAAACTAACGACACTGAAAATGTAGATACTCAAACTACAGAAGAAATTGGGGAAGGTATAGATTTAACTGATACCTCTGAAACTACTGAATCTGATGTTGTAGATAATGCTACTTCAAGTGATGAAACAGTGGATGAGAAAAAAGAAGAAGTTAAACACACTTTGAAAGAACTTTTAGAAAGCAATCCAGAATATCAAGAAGAACTAAATTCAATGATGAAAGGTAGACTTGATAGACAAGAAAGAAAATTTCAAAAAGAACTATCAAAGTATCGTGATACTGATAACGTTTTAAGAACAGTTATGAATCTTAACGATGGAGATGATCCAAACGAAAAATTAAGAGAGTATTACGAAAAAGAAGGTGTTAAGTTACCTGAAAAAGTAAAATCAGGATTAACTGAACATCAACTTGAAGTTTTAGCACAAGCTGAAGCAAAAGAAATAATCGAAAGTGGAGATAGTGCTTATATCAAAGCTGAAGCCAACAAATTAGCATCTAAAGGTTGGGAAAATATGAATCAACAAGAAAGAGCTATATTTAACACTTTAGCAGGGCATTTAGACCACGAAAAAAAAATAAATGAATTAAAGTCTATTGGTGTACAAGCCGATTTACTTGATTCAACAGAATTTAAGGACTTTGCTGGTAAGTTCAATTCAAATACCAGTATTAAGGATATTTATGAACTTTATTCAAAAAGTCATAAAGAACCTAAAACAGCTGAAAAAATAGGAAGTATGAAAAGTACTGCTGTAAAAGACAATGGTGTAAAAGAGTTTTATTCATATGAAGAAGCTCTTAAATTCACAAAAGAAGATTTCGACAAGAATCCAGCCTTATATAAAGCTGTTGAAAGATCTATGTACAAGTGGTAATAACAACTTCCTAAAAAAAAGAAAAGGGAGAGTGATTATAAATGGCTGTAACAAATTTTATTCAAACAATATGGTCTAAAAAAATCCAAGATGACCTAGAACTTAAAACAAAATTAGTTCAAAACTGTTTAAGAGATTATGAAGGAGATTGCAAATATGCAAGTGCAGTAAAAATCCTAGGTGTAGGTGAACCTACAATCGGAGCTTACAATGCTAGCACTGACATAACTATCGAAGAAATGTCAGACAAAGGACAAACATTATCTATCGACCAAGCAAATTATTTTGCATTCTATGTAGATGATGTAAACAAAGCTCAATCAGTTCCAGGATTAAAAGAAGAATACCAAAAGAAAGCTGTACATGGTTTAGCTGTTGCTAGAGATACATATGTAGCTAACTTAATAAAAGGTATTTCTACTGCAGGAAACATTACTACTGCAGCTGGTAGAACTGAAGCTAACATCAAAGCTGCTATCGATGGTGCAATCGTTGCATTAAGAGAAAGAAACTTTGATGAAGATGGTGTTATCGAAATAACTCCAGATGTATATAACTTATTCAAAAACCAACTAATTACATTATCAACTAATAACCCAGAATATATCAAAAAAGGTATTGTTGGTATGTATGATGGTTTCGAAGTAGTTATGTCAAATAATATGGCAAAAGATACTACAGGATCTACTAAATATGCTTATTGTGATGTTCGTGGTAAAAAAGCTATTGCTTTCGCTGGACAAATCAATGAAGTTGAAGCTTTAAGAGCTGAAAAGAAGTTCAAAGATATCGTTCGTGGTCTTGATACATTCGGTTCTAAAGTTATTGATGAAGCAAGAATCCAAGTTGTTAAAGTACCTTTAGCTGCTTAATTATAGGGGATTAAATCCCCTTATATCGTGGGAATAGCTCAAGAGTGGTGCAATTCCACTCCCTGCGACCTAGAAGGGAGAAATTATGGAAAAGTTTATAAGCAAACCAAGTATTGATATGATGCCTGGTATAAGAGTAGATAAAACAACAGAGTTTGAATACGAAAATGATAATGTAAAACAAGAATTGAAAGATTTAAAGTTTAAATCAATAACTACTATAAAGGGAGAAAACTTTAAAAGTGAATATCATACAGAAATAGATTTACAAGAAGGAGATATCCTAATATTTGAAGATGAGGGTAGAGGATATATAAAACCAGTAGAAAGTTTTGTTTCTGTAGATGAAGCAATAAAAGAATTAGAAAATATTAAATAGGAGGTGCTATATGACTCTAAAAGAAATGAAAGAGCAAGTATATCGTTTAATTGAAGAATTAAGTGATGATACTGCTACAAGACTAACAGATGATCCTGATTATGAAAAGAAAATCAATGATTGTACTAATGTAGTATTAAATGAACTTGCTAGAATTAAACCAATACATGCTACAACTACATATAATACTGAAACAAGTGAAACAGGAAATGAATATGATTTTCCAAGTGATATGAGACAAGTATATAAAATACTAGGATGTAGTTATGAAGTAATTGGTAAAAAAATAATATTTGATGAAAACTACAAAGGCGATGTAGAGATTTATTACTATAAATACCCTGAACTAATTGCTGAAGATGAAGATGATGATGCATATGTCTTTGAACTAGACCAAGATGCATTAGAAGTAATGCCATTTGGTATAGCAGGAGATATGCTTAAAAGCGATCCATCTACTAATTATGGTGCTTATTACTCATCAAGATATAATGAATTAAAGCAAATGTTAGATTCAAGAACTACAAACGGTTTAATTTTCATTGATACAAGTGAGGCGATTGATTAATGGCAGTAGAAACAGTAAATAGAAAATATAGTGGTTTTAGAGGTGTAGATTTTAGTAATAGTGAAGTTAATTTATATAGAAGCCCAGATTCAGTAAATATGTGGAAAAACTACGATGATGGTGAAGGAATAGAAACTAGACCAGGTATGACACTACTAGGAGAATTTGGTAGTAGAATATATGGTCTCTTTTTTTATAAAGTAGATAATACATTACAAGTATTAGTACATGCAGGAACAAAACTTTATAAATGGACAAATTATCCAAATAAACCAGTAGCAAAAACTGAATTATATAGTGGTATGAACCCAAGTTATTCACAATCTTTTGTTCATAATAACGTTTTATTTATAAAAGATGGTATTAATTATCTAGAATATAATGGAACAACATGTCAAAGTGTAGTAGGAACAATCCCTATTACGAGATTAGGAACTACACCAGATGGAGCAATTTATAAAGATGATGTTGATTATGTATATCAAAATGTAAATTGCTTATCTAATTTAAGAAAAAATGGATTCGTTGCAGATGGAACAAGTACAAAGTATTATCTAGATGCAACTGGATTAGATTCAGCTACAGTTTATATAATGCATGCCACAGTAAATGGTGTAGATAAAACTGAAGCAGTAGATTTCACAGTAAATAGAACTACTGGAGAAGTAACATTTAATGAAGCACCACCAGCACCTACTGAAGATGGAGATAGTAATGTAATAATAACTTATTCAAAAACAAACACTGAATTAGAAAATAGAATTAAAAATTGTACTTTGTTAGTAGAATTTGATAATAGATTATTCTTTGCTGGAAATCCTGATTATCCAAATACAGTATTTCATACAGAACTAGAAGATCCAAGATATGTAAGTGATGTAGGATATTCTACTGTAGGACTAGATGTAGCTCAAATTAAAGCATTAATACCTGGTAATGATGTATTATGGGTATTTAAAGAAACAGTTCAAAATTATTCGAATGTATTTTATTTAACACCAACAATAGATAATGAACAAGGAAAGATTTATCCAACAGTAGAAGGAAATATATCAACAGGATGTATATCAACAGGAATCAATTTTAATGATGACATATGCTTCTTTAGTGTAAAAGGATTAGAAGCAATAGGAAAGAACTTAGGAAATGACCAAATATTAGATCATAGGTCAAGTTTAGTAGATTCCAAACTAATAAGTAATATTGACTATAAAAACATTAAATTAGCTGAATATAGAGGTTATTTAATGTGTTTGTTAGATAGTAAAGTATTCTTAGCTGATAGTAGAAATTTATACGAAAAAACGCAAAATAAAGCTGAATATGAGTGGTTCTATTGGGAATTACCAAATTCTATTAATTATATGACAGAATATCAAAATGACTTATATTTAGCGAATACAGCAGGAGAAATTTATATATTGGAAGGAACATCTGATAACAATGTAGATATTCAAAGTAAATGGACTACCACAAAAGATACATTTAAGTATGACAGTTATAGAAAAATAACAAATAAAAGAGGTGGTACTGCTGATGTAAAAATAATGAATAATGATTCCATCACATTAAAGACTAAGACTGAAATAAGAGAAAACACTATAGGAACATATAGTGATAGTAAAGGATATATCGTATATCGAGTAAAAGAAAAGAAATTTAAATGGATTCAATTAGAATTTAGTTCAAATAAACCATTTGGACTTTTTTCATGTACTTTAGAAGCCTTTATTGGTGGATATGTAAAAAGATAAGGAGGAATATAGATGTCAGAAGAAGAAAGATATCAAAAATTGGCTAATGAAAGACAAACAGCACTAGACCAATCAAATAAAACATATGAGGATTTGTTAAATAAGAATACTGATTACACAAATAGCTATAATCAATACTTAACTGATTATCAAAATACTCAAAATGATATATATGATAAGCAAACTCAATTTCAAGTAGATTTACAAAATCAAAATAAAGAAAAAGCTGAAAGAGAGTATCAAAAAGAAGCACAAGCAAGTAAAAATGCTTACTTTGACTTTATTAATCCTTATGGTGTACAAGCTGAAATACAAGCACAAAATGGATTAAATAATTCTGGATACAGTGAAACAGTTAAGTCTCAAGCGTGGACTACACAACAAAATAGAACAGCAAAAGCAAGAGCTAGTTTAAATGAAGCAAAATTACAATTTGATAATGCAATAAAAGAAGCATATTTAAATAACGATACATTAAAAGCTGAACTTGCTTTAAAGATGCTACAACAAAAACAAGAAGAAGCATTAAGAAGTTTTAATTATGTAAGTGATACAGTACAAAATAGACTTACTAATAATCAAAATATAGATAGTGATTATAACAATCGCTACAACACTTTATATAGCCAAATTCAAGATGAAAAAGCTCAAGCTGAAGCAATAAGACAATGGGAAGCTGAAATGGCATTTAAGAAAGAACAAGCTGCTCAAGAACAAGCTAATTGGGAAAGAGAATATGAATTAAGTAAATATAATACATATAATTCTGGAAACAACGGTATAGATATTTCAAATGATATAAGTAGTGAAACAACAGTAAATCCATATACAGGGACATTAAATAAAGATGCAGCTAAAGGAACTTTCTCAAATGGATATCAACCAAACAATGTTAATGGTGTACCACTAGAAAATGTAAAAGTAAATGGTAAGAAATTAAAAGTATCTGATATTTTTGCAAATAGTGCTTATGGATCAACAGGAATTAGTTTAGCTAATCAAAGTATTTGGAAAGCAGGTAATAAATATTATGTATGGGATGGTTCAATAGATGATTATGTAGATGTTACGAGTAAGGTAGCATATTCGTTGAAAAATCCTGGTCCTCAAAAATGGTAGATGGTAGGTGAGTAAATATGGCAATTTCATACAGTGATTATAGAAAAAAATATGGCGATAATATAAATACAGCACAAAATAACTATAATAATGAAAGATTGCAAAAATCTAGTAATACTTCAAATAAAAAGATTACTAACATAAAAGTAAAAGAAAATACTAACAAGACTCAAGAATTACTAAAGGAAAGAGATAAACAAATAAACTTACCAACATATACAGAAAGTAAGCCATCTCCATTCCAAGAAGTAACAAGAACAAACAACAATTCCAATAACATGGAAAATGTTAATCAAAAGTTAAATAAATTAAAGAATTACTCTAAAAATAATGAAATTAGAGAAGAGGTAAGTAAAAATTCAAAAAATATAGGCAAAAAGATACTAGATACAGGATTAAGTACAGCTCAAATTTTTGGACAAGGTGTACTTCATGGTGTAGAAGGTTTATTTGATTTTGCTGCAGATAAAACTGGTAGTTGGTCAGATAAGGTAAATACAAAAGTTGAAAAACTTGCAGGTATGCATAAAGGAAAATCCGAAAAAGAAGTAAACGAAGCTAAAAATAAAGCTAGACAAGAAATGATAAAAACAGATTATACTGAAGAACTAATGAAAGCTGTTGGTAAAGAGGATTATAAAGAATTAGTAGAATCTAATTCATTAATCAAAGAAGATAATCTTGGAGGGCAAATAGTAAATGAATTAGGTAAGCAATCAGTAAATATCTTACTAACTCATGGTTTAAGTAAAGGATTATTACCAACTGAAGTTGCACAAGGAAGCAAAGCTGCTGGATTATATAATTTAGCAGTTTCAAGTGCTCCTATATATACTTCTTCTTATGGTCAAGCATTACAACAAGCATATCAAGAAGGAGCAACACAAAGTGAAGCTAGAAGATATGCTGCTGGAAGTGCTGCAACTGAAACAGTAACAGAATGGATTACAAGTGGTATTCCTGGTGTAAAAGGAACTAAGGGTAAAGGTTTAGATAAATGGTTTGAAAAACTAATAGGAGAGGGATTAGAAGAACAATCTTCTACATTAGCAAAAGCTTTATTAAAATCAGGATACAAATTAGTAGGTGAATCTACTGAAGAAGTATTATCTGATTTAATTGATCCATATCTAAAACAATACACATATGAATATAATAATCAAAAAGATGCATTAGGAAATTTTGCTGAAGCATCTGGTAAACTTCCATCAAAAGAAGATTTACTTCGTACTATTATTATTACATCTATTACAACAGGTATTTTGGAAGCTCCATCAAATATAAGTGATATTTCTGGTACTTTTAATAATAAAACAAGCAATATTGACATTGATGGTATAGCTCATAACAATAACACTATTAAAAACGATGAAAATAAGGCAAATTTAAACGAAAATACTCAAAGTAATATAAACTTACCAACAACTGAAAAAGTTTCTCGTAGTGGCTTAAAATTACCTACAATAGTATCTCAAAACACAACAGTAAATACAAATATAAATCCAACAGAAAATCTTCAAGAATTTTCTCAACAAAGAGAAGAAAAAAGAGCAAAACAAGTTCAAGAAGAAACTGATAAAAAAATAGATAATTTACAAGAACAAGTAGAAGAATTAAATAAAAAAACTGATGATGTTTTTTCACAACAAGTTGATGAAGTATTAAAAGGAACATATCCACAAAGAGATATGTTAATAGTTAGTAAAAATACACCTAAGATATTACAAAATTTAGGGTTAAATAATTTACCAATTACTATGACACAAAAACATTTAAAAACAATAATGAACTCAAATGGCGAATATAAAAATGTAAATTATCACGGATTAGGTGTTGATATTGTTAAACAATTACCAAAAGCAATAAGCCAACCATTGAATGTATTAAAATCTGATACAAATCCGAATAGTATAGTTGTTATTACTGAGTTAGCTGATAAACAAGATAGACCAGTAATAGCTAGCATTAAAATTGATGGTACCGGAAGAATAAACGATATTTTCATAGATAGTAATGTGATGACAAGTGCTTATGGCAGAAACAATTATGATGAATTTATGAAAAAAAATATAGCAAAAGGTAATTTGCTATATGATATAGATGAAGGCATAATAAAAAAATCGAGTGCTGGTGGTAGGTTACAATTACCTACGATCAGCAAAGCCACGAATAGGGTACAAATCCCTATGCGAGACAACTCGATTTCTTATGACAATGATACCACCAATCAAACAAAAAGTCAAGAAGTACCATTATCACAACATAATATGCAGCAAAAAGAAAAAAATATACCAGTAAAGAAAAAAAATAAAATAAAATCTGAAAAAGTATCAATGCCAATGGCAAAAAATAATGATGTTTTAAAAGTAGAATCTAAGAGAATAGCTAAACAAATTAATGAGACTGGTGGATTTGATTTAAAACAAAGAAAGTGGATAGAAACATCTACTGAAAGTGATGTGTTAAAAGATAAATTATTAATTGAAGATTTAGATCAAGGAATGATTAAGTATGTAGTTCAATCTAATAAGAAATCATTAGATACAGCTAATAAGCATTTAGATACTTATGGATATGAAAAATCATTAGATTATGTAAACAATTTAATTCAAAATGATGGATTACCAAAAGCTAGCGATGTTGCTTTAATGCAAAGAATGATTCAAGAAGCTGCTAAACGAGGAGATACAGAAACAGTACAAAACTTAGTAATGGACACTGCAATACTTGGTACTGACTTAGGTCAAGCTACTCAAGCACTTTCTATGATTAAGAGATTAACACCAGAAGGTCAATTAACTATGTATACTAAATTAGTACAAAGAGCTAAGGCTAGAGGTGA